AATATGGAACCAACGGTGTGCGTGACTATATTAAATCAGTTGCATCACAAGCCCTTTCAAAAACAAAGTAAACTATGCACATCGTACACCTAAACCACAACAAGTACTACTTTACAAGCCTTATAGAAGCTTTAGTATTTACTCACTACTGGAATGCAGTATTGTTAACTGAATTTAAAACTATTTAAAATAACCTAATGGAAACTGAATTAGTGAAACAAGAGACAACGCCGGATCAACTTTTGGAGCTGGCAGTAAATAAAGATCTGGACATTGATAAGCTCGGGAAGCTAATGGAAATGCGTAAGGAGTGGAAGCAGGGGTTGGCGCGAGAAGCTTTTTTCAATGCCCTGGTAACGTTTCAGTCCAATTGCCCAGAACTAAGAAAAAATAAAAAGGTTGGGTTCTCAACAAAAGACGGAGGAAAAACAGAATACCATTATGCCCCGTTGGCTGACATCATTCGTCAAATTAAGCCGGTTATTAAATTGGTTGACATTGCCTACCGATGGGAGATAGCTGACAACGGAGAAACTATTGTTGTTACCTGTTTGGTGACTCATAAAGATGGTCACACGGAACGAACAACAATGAGCGCGAAGGCTGACACATCAGGTAGTAAAAATGCAATACAGGCCCGTGGTTCAGCGATTGAGTATTTGAAGCGTTATACATTAATAGGAGCGCTTGGTATCAGTACAGCTGATTCTGATGTGGATGGTGAGCAGCCATTGGTAAGTATCGATCTGCTTCACAAACAATACATGGAGCACTACAACGAACTAATCCAAAAGGATAAAAAGTATTCAGTTTGGCATCCAGATAATTGGAAGGTAGCAGTTACGGCCCGTAACTACGCTTTGGCGATTACGGACATACGTAAGAAGTTAGCAGAACTAACGCCCAGGGAAGCATGAGTTTCTTAGATGACATCATAACCGAGGAACGGGCAAACCTGCACGTTGTACAAGGTACTCAGGAATGGGATCTATTACGCTGTGGCCGATTCACTTCGTCAGAGATATACAAACTTATGGAGTGTGGAAAGAGGCCAATGACCCCAGAAGAATTGAAGGCAAGACCTAAAACCGGAAAGGGATCAAAAACAACGCAAGTGCCAGACCCTTCCAAGATGAGTGATACCGGTCTAAAGTACATCCGCAAAAAGGTATGGGAAACTTTGTCGGGTGAACCCCTCGGGGAGGTGTACGCTTATTCACTGGCATATGGTAAGCAAAAGGAACCATTTGCCGTACTTCACTTTGAAGAGGTAACCGGCATAAAAACGGAAGAGGTAGGCTTTCAATGCTTCACAGATCATGCGGGAGGAAGCCCGGACAGATTAATAGGTGATGACGAAGGGCTGGAAGTTAAATGCCCATCATCAGACGAGCAAATAGATTACCTAATGATGACCGATCATTACGATCTTAAGAACAATTATCCTGCATATTATTGGCAATGTGTTTCGTTGATGTTATTTACAAATAGAAAGAAGTGGCACTTTTGCACCTATGATCCGAGAATGAAGGATATAAAGCACCAAATGACTCACTTAATAATTGAATGGGAAAAGATTGAGGATGATATTGACTATGTCATTAAAGCCCTAAAAGGGGCCATTGAAGAAAAGCAGAAGTTACTTAATACATTAAAGGCATGACACCTAACCAAGTAAAATCCAGGCTAAAAGCTCACATACTAAGCGGTAAGACTATTACTTCATTGCAGGCATTAGAGAGGTGGGGCACTATGCGGATAGCGGTATACGTGAATAGATTGCGTCAGGATGGCGTAAAGATACGTACAACGATGGTAACAAAAGGTAAGAAGACATTTGCAGAATATTCAGCTATCTAAAACAATGGAATCCACCAACGAAGTAAAGCGCAAGAAACTTATATCTAACGCTACCTTTCAAAAGCTGCAAGGAAACGTAGACTGGTTCCAGGATATTAAGAACGCTATCAACACGGCAGGCGATCCGGGAGACAAGGCATTGAAGTTCATAGGAACTTGTCGGAGAGTAGGAGCAATAGAAGTAGAAAACGAGATTACAAAACAATTCCCTAAGAATATATGAAACAATTCTTTAAGACAAAGCGAATGCGTAAGCTTATTAAATCATACAGGCTTATCGAAAAGAGTCGATGCAAGGCTGACGGAGTCTGGGGAAAGGTGCAGGACAAGCTATGTTCCGAGTGTGACCCTTTGAATTGCATTTGTAAGGATAATGAAAGATCTGGAGAATTAATCAATTTATATCGTACTCAGTCATGAAAAACCATTCGTACAACAACAAAATGAAGTGCGTCAGATGTGGCATAGTGAAGGCACAGAAGACGGTGCCAAAGAGTGAAACTAATCCTAAGTCTATTTCTATGCCTTGTTACTTAGTTAACGGGGAGTGGACTTTTAAGAGGCCGGATTGCAAGAGTAAACAAATAGCATTAACTGCGATATGATAAGCGAAGTATTCAATGAAGATTGTGAGATAGGTATGAAACGTTATCCGGATAAGTTCTTTGATTTAGCTATCGTTGACCCGCCTTATGGAATAGGCGAAGATGGGAGTAGAAATCATAGTAGATCAAAAAAGAAAAACTTTGGCGCTAAGAATACAAAGAATACAATAGTAGTAGCAAAGGACTACAAATCTTACTCCGGTGGAGACAAGGAGGCCCCAGGCGATGATTATTGGATTGAACTTGTCCGTGTATCGAAAAATCAAATAGTATGGGGAGCTAATCATTTTATTTCTAAGATTCCATTTGATTCATCCTGCTGGATAGTGTGGGATAAGGTCAACGGAGAAAGTGATTTCGCTGATTGTGAACTTGCATGGACTTCATTTAAAACTGCCGTCCGTAAATTTGAATTTAGATGGTTAGGTATGTTACAGGATGATATGAAGAACAAGGAAGAGCGAATACATCCAAACCATAAGCCTATTAAACTATACAAATGGCTTTTAAAGAACTACGCCAATCCAGGCGACAAGATACTCGACACGCACGGGGGATCGTTCTCAAGCCGTATAGCGTCCTATGACATGGGGTTCGACTTCACCGGCTTTGAGCTTGACAGGGACTATTTCAATGCTTCCGAAAAGCGATTCAATCAGCATAAAGCGCAATTAAACCTATTCAAATAGCATTAACATCAATTTAAACTATACAATTATGACAAATCAAATCACATCAACAGAGTTAAATGTAAATGGCATCCGATACCTTCCGGCTGATCAGGTTGAAAAAGTAGAGCATACCGGCGATATTAAAATAGTCGTGCTTCAAAGAGGATGGGGTATACATTGGACGTTTTGAAAAATCCGGTAATGATTGCAAACTCCATAACTCGTATTGTATCCGAACATGGGGAACAACTAAAGGACTACCGGAATTAGTTAACGGCGCTACATCATCCACAAAGTTAGATAAATGTGAAGGCGTTGTAGAATTCGATTGGCTAACAGTTATTCATACCATCACCGTAAATCAGGAAAAATGGAAAGCAACAATAGGATAGCAGTTAATTTCGAAGACAGCCAAAATACATACGGGTACGGATACGGCTACGGCTACGGCAACGGAAACTGCTATTAAAAAACTACAATCTACCCTTTTAAAGTATGACTGAAATAGTGTAGATTTGAATTACATATTTATTCGCAAAGTTATCAGTCGAGAGTTACCTTTGCGGGTAAGGTTTCAAAAGGAATTCAAAAACCTTAAAACCCAACCCGGCGCTTTCTCGACAGCCCGGGTTTTTTGTTTTTATGGCCAGACCTCAAAAAAATAACGCTGATTATTTTACTCATGATGCGGACATGAGGAATGACGCCAGAGTAAAAGCTATCAGAAAAAAGTTTGGCCTTCCTGGGTTTGCGGTTTACGTGATGATCGTGGAATACCTAACTGACTCAGATTTCTTCCAATTTAAGAACGACAATTTAACCATTGAGTTGATCGCCGGTGACTTCGATTGTGAAACTGAATTGTTGCAAAAAGTGATTGATCATTGTATTTACCTTGACCTATTACAGTTGACGGAAAATGGTTTTATACGGTGTAAAACACTCGAAAACAGGATGCAAATATTATTATCGAAGCGGAAACGTGACAGAAATTACATTATCGCTGACGATAATACACAAAGTAAAGTAAAGGAAAGTAAAGTAAAGGAAAGTATAATAGATGTTACAAAGACTTTTGTTGTTGTTGATGACTTTTACGCAGATAAACCAAAAGCATTTGATGCCCTAAAGGTAGATGATACCTACATAGAAGAATGCCAACGCCTTCTTTCCGGAAAAGGATGGGTTACAGATCCGATTGACATTGTAGCATTGCTTCAAAACTTCATAAACGGGAAGTGTAACATCAACGACACAAAGACGAATATCCGGCAGCACTTTAAAAATTGGCTTTTTAGGGAAAAAATTGAAAACTTAACCACACTGGCAACAGTGTTTAAAAATGGAATTGCACGAAAAACAGCATGAGGCTATAGACGAAAGGCTAAAATACGTTGAAATGCCTCATAAATTCTACAATATTGCCAACGATATAAAAATTGCCTCACTGCAACAAATCAGGCAATGCGAAGAATTCGCGAAAGAGCTTTCAAGAGTCAATCCAAAAACACCTGGGCAGTTTGAGAAGTCGGAGCGAATGAAACAGTTCCTAATTTCAACACACGACCTCAATACAAGGACCGTGGCACTAATCGGGTATATCCACGACTTTTTAGGAAAAGTGGCTCAGGACGCAAATACGTTGATCGAGGGGGCTGTTTTACGTGACAAGCTTAAAGAGGCCGGTATAAGCCTTGAATACGCATGGCAACAAAGGGATGAATTAATCAAACAACTCAATGACAGGGGAAAAGCTTCGTGAGCTTCTTAATGCACCGGCTGAACCCGGAATGCAGTACATAGCGCAGCCATCGGTATACGAAAAGGAAATACTGAACGGTTGGACAATGGAGGTAGTTAAATACGGCTTTCAGTTGGATAGTTTTTGCCCGGCAAAAATGGGACAACTTACGTGCGTAGTAGGTCACACGAACGTAGGGAAGACAACAACATTACTATGGCTATTGTCCAAGCTCGCCAAGAAAGGACGTAAAATACTAATCTATTCCGCCGAAAACAGGGTTTCATCCATTCACCGGGACTTTACCAGGTTCTTTTGGGAGAAGCCAAATGTTACTATAGACCATCTTGCCGATGTTAGGAATATGGTTCGTTACATAAAGCACGAAAGACATTTCAGCTATAAGGACATGCTTAACCAAGCCACCTACTTACTGGATGCCGGATTTGAATTTGATTTCTTTTTAGTTGATCCGTACAATGCATTGCGGATTGATAATAGTCAACGGATTAACACACACGATTACCACTATCAGGCAATCGAAGAAATGAGAGTATTTACAATCACTACGAATAAGAGTATTTTTTTAAACTGTCACACGGTAACGGAGGCACAGCGCATAAAGCCAGATCAAAATGGCCATAGACCTGTGCCTCTAATGTCGGACGTTGAAGGTGGAGCAAAGTTTCCAAATAAGGCTGACGACTGTATGATTATACACCGGCAGATAAGTTCTAACATAGATGGTGAAAAATACATATCGGAAATACATGTAGGGAAAGTAAGGAATCAGGAATTCGGAGGGGAGCCAACACGATTTACTGAACCGGTTCGCGTAAAGTTTAGAACGGATAGAACCGGATTTGAAGTACTCAATACCTACGGACAACAGGGTATACAGGATTATCGGAACATAAACTATAGTGAACGAGAATTATAAGAAAGAACATGTACCGGAAGAACAGGTTTTAGAGATATTGGAAACGCTTAAAAAACGTTGAATTTAGGCTAATTTAAAGGGTAAAAATATTTCTTTGAATTGTGTAACAACATTCAATAAAGGTCGTATATTTGGGTATGAGAAACGCATTAATACACCAAATAATTAACCTGAAACACGAACAGGTTCAGGAAACGGGTAAAATATACAGCATGTTTGACATCTATAAGCATTGTTCCCGGCATATCTACAGTACTAAACAAGGTAAATTAACACTTAAACGTAATGGGTAAATACATTGCTACAGAATCTAAAACGAACAGTCCGGCTTTTGAGGTTCGTAATAACAGTAAGTTAGTGTTGACTATTTGGGCAAGTCCCGATGCAAAAAGCGATGCCTTGTATATTGCGCGCGCTCTTAACTTGAGAGAACTAAATAGGGACTCTGAGCGCCAACAGGAGGTTATACAGGCACAAAGAAATAAACCAGTAAGCAGAAGTTTATGAACGGCATTATTACGCATGAGGAATCGCAACAAGTTACTAAAGCATTTTTAGAACGTCAGCATAATTTCTTCTCAAATGATTTAAAGGAATGCTCAGGAGGTATCCCTGAGCGCCACTTAAAAGGAGACTGCTTTCAGGTTATTGAAGCGTTTGAACGTGATAATGGAAAATTAGATTTTGTTGGATTCCACCCAGACTGTACCTATCTTACTAATGCTGGCATTCGGTGGTTATCATCAACTGAGCGAAGGAAAGGGTATACTTATTCCGTTAGGTGGAGTGATTTCAACGGGAAGAATACCTATATAAATTTTGATCGATGGCAATTGATGGCCAAAGCATGTATTCATTTTAAACGATGCCTGCTTTATCTTCGCTCAGTTGGCAAAGGGTATGTTGAAAACCCAAGAATGCATCCTTATGCAATGTCCATTATAAATGAACCCTCAACACAATATATTCACCCTTATTATTTTGGATCTCCACAAATGAAAGAAACGCATCTTTGGATTGTTGGATTGCCTAAACTGGTAGCTACAGATATGATGGTGCCGCCAAAGGATAAAAGAGAACGATTGAAATGGCAAGATGTATGGATGGCGTCGCCCGGACCAAAACGTGCAGAGTTAAGAAGTAAAACAGATCCTAAAGTAGCAAAAGCGAAAGCAGAACAATGGGGATAAAAAAGAAAAAAGAAAATCGCGGCGGCGATCGTAAAGGAGCTGGAAGGCCCAAAACAAAAGAGGACACGAAACCACTTCGTGTACCTATTTCTAAAATTGAGGACGTTAAGAAGTTTTTGGAAACGCTAAAAATAAATGATATGACGAAATTTAAAAAATGGGATGGTCATATTAGCGAGGAAGCTCATATTGCAATTCACTATGCACATTATCCCTCACAAATAGAAGCTCTTCAAAAGCGCATTAAAGAATACGGTGATAGGAGGGCTGCGGAGATACAGGAGAAGCTT